ATGTAGAGTTCCCAGGAGGTATTCGTATCAAAGGGCCATACGCAAAACCACGGGTCATGGCTGGAATCTTGGCCGGCACAATAGATTCGTGGAAGCGCTGGGACACACTCTATGATGATTGTATGCAGCGATTCATTGCTGCAGGACTCTTTGTGGGAAAGGAACAAAATATTATGGGGGTTGTTGCGATTGAGGCAAAAGAGGCAGTGTCCTTACTCGATCTTCGAAAGATTTCTCCCGACCCGTGGTTCTACTTGGTACTTTATTTGGGCGTGCCAGATTCTCTTTACAGGCTATTTCGCAGTGAAACTTCAAATAGAATCAAGGAGACGTATGGGGGGTTATTGGGGCGTATTTAATGTTTCACCGCTATTAGTTGCATAAAACTTCACGTGCCGCTTGCTCGCTTTATGAACATCCTCGTGGTTCTTCGTGTATTTACCGCCACATTCACAGGTATGTGATTCTGACAGTTCGCCACGATGCTTATCCCTATATGCCTTCATGTACTCTTTCATCTTCTCCTTATTCTCCTCACGATACGCCTTGAACTTTTCCTGTATCACTTCCTTGTTCTTCTCGTAATATTCCTTGCCGCGCTCCTGGATCACCTCCTTATTCTCCTCGGCGTACTTTTTGCGCTTCTCTGCGATCACCTCCTTGTTTTTTTCCGCCCATTCTTTCTTTCGCGCCTGTACCTGGGCTTTGTTTGCTTCTGCGTAAGCCTTCTGTTTTTCGATGATCTCAGCCTTGTTTTCCTCATAGTGAGCCTTTCGCTGCGCCCTCACTTCTTCTCGGTGCTCTTCCACATACTGCTTGCTATATTCACGCCGTTCTTCAGCGTTCTCCTTCCTATAGTTGGCTTGATAGGCGTCAACCTTGTCTTTATTTGCTTGGAGGTACTCGCGGTGCTGCTCGATTATCTGTTTCCTGTTGGCCAGGTAATAGTTTGTCATATTTTCTTTGTGCTCTTCTTTTGATACTGCAGCCCTCTTATAGTTAAGGCAATACATATCATGTAAGGACTCTTTTATACATTCATCTTCCTTCTGATGTAGTTCTTCCCTCGTATTACATGGATATTCTTCTACGATATCGAGGCGCACGTTTTCCCATCCGATCTCATTAATATGCTTATATACACACCTGTCAGGAAATGTCACGGAATCTTTCTTATGATTGTTCAATCTATATCGTGGATGATTGATAGTTGATCCGATGTAGTAGTAGTTATCGATACACTGTAGTACGTATACAACGGCATTTGGGTAATGCTTAGCAGTCGTGACGGGATTCGTGGCGACGGTAGTAGAAGTTTCCATTTATATTTTAAAATGTGCTTTTTTATTTCCGAAATTTTACGGGACCCGGGGAGTTCCTGACGAAAATATTACTACCCATTTTTCAAACAGACCGAATGAACTGCCAAGCCAGGTCGGCACAAATCTTCTCCCAGATCTTATCCTGCACATAGAGCTTATCGCGATTCTTCAACAACGGAAAGCTCGACAAATACTCATCCAGTTCCAAGAGTTCGCAGAATTTATAGAGAACATACGAATACGAAAGAAAGTTGCTCCGATCCTTGGGGCAGTTCTTCTGAAAGGAAGGCTGGATCTCCTTGAACATGTAGCGCAACTTCTCCTCCACTTCGCGGCTCATCACGGGCGCATTCTGCCCGTTCAGGCGATTAATGATATGTGGCACGTGCTCGTAATATTTGTTGTATTTCAACTTCTTCAGGATCTCGCGTACCTTCTGCCGAGACAGAGTCCGATAATCCAGAATACGCTCCTTCTTCAGCTCGGCGCAAATGGACTCATAGACCTCCTGTGGGATCTCCGTGCTCTCCTTGGCCTGGAACTGTGCCAGCCACTCATTGAAATGGTTAATACGCTTATAGGCGTAATAACTGACCTCCCTGGGAGGATCCTTATAACTCGGCTTATCGGAATCGACCAGCACAAACTCCTGGAACCCACACTCTGTACAAGTGAACACGGCCTCATTCGCGCTGAAGATCATCTCCTTTCGACACTTCTCGCACTCTCCATAGGGATCGTTCTCAATCTCGTTCGTCCCGCGCACATGTTCTGGATGTACCTTCAGCAAATACTGCTCCAGCAACTTGTCACGCCCCTGCGAGACTCCATCCGTCTTCACAATGCGCGTAGGATCATCCGTCGCCGCTGCAGCATCAAGAGCCGCGAGCACGGACCCAGGCTTCGCCTTTCCCGATTTACGCTTCACCTCGTCCCCATTCTGGATCTTCTCCTGCATGTCGTAATACTTGTACAGTATATTCCCCGTGTCGAGGAAATAGTCAAAGAACTCATTATTCCCATTCCGCTTGCCGATATCCTTCTCCAAATCCGCGATCCGTTTCTGCTTCAACTCATAATCTATTTCATCCACGGTTTCACGACACTCCTTACGGAGTTTCTCAATATCAGCCTTTAAAGAATCGACATCTCCCTCACGTTCGAGAATATTCTGAATACGGACCCTATGGAGCGAGTCCAGCGTAGTTCGGGCCTCAGGGTTACTCCGCTTTGTTGGTCTTATTCTGAAAAACGCATCATGTGAAGCCATTCTAACTTCTCAGAGGATGAGGGTTTAGGCTAAAACCTCTGGGTGTGTTCAGCTCAAAAAAGGGAAGTCCCCGGCAAGCCCTCTGAAATAGTCCAGATTGGGGGGTAAAAATGAAGATCTCCCCGGCTTCGCTAAAATCCACCCGCCTCTTGGAAATTTATTTCTAGAGAAGGGGTATAAACAAATGACGGGTGGTGGTTTGATGCAGCTGGTGGCCTACGGAGCTCAGGATGTGTATTTGACTGGTAATCCCCAGATTACCTTCTTCAAGGTGGTGTACCGTCGCCACACCAACTTCGCCATGGAGTCCATTGAGAACCCTTTCAACGGTTCTCCTGGCTTCGGCAAGCGTGTGACCTGCACCATCCAGCGTAATGGTGACTTGATCCACCGCATGTACCTGCAGGCCACCCTGCCTCAGGTGACTCTCCAGACTGCCGATGGCTCTGGTGCCCAGTTCCGCTGGCTGAACTGGGTGGGACACAACTTGATCAAGTCCGTGGAGATTGAGATTGGTGGACAGCGCATCGACAAGCACTACGGTAACTGGATGCACATCTGGAATGAGCTCACCCAGGAGGCCGGCAAGCAGGCCGGTTACGCCAAGATGGTGGGTAACGTGCCCGTGCTGACCAACCTGCTGGTGCAGGGTGGCGAGCCTTGCGACAATGACTGTGCCGGCGGTGAGCCCAACACCTCCAACGAGCAGGTCAACTGCGCCCCCGCCTACACTCTGTACATTCCTCTCCAGTTCTGGTTCTGCCGCAACCCTGGGCTGGCTCTGCCCCTGATTGCCCTCCAGTACCACGAGGTGCGTATCAACCTGGAGTTCAACGACCTGCGCAACCTGTGCTGGGACGTGACCCCCCAGATCACCTCCAACTACCACACCATCCGCGACCGCGTGGCCGCCGCCAACCTGCAGGCCGCTTCCCTGTACGTGGACTACATCTACCTGGACACTGACGAGCGTCGCAAGTTCGCCCAGGTGTCTCACGAGTACCTGATCGAGACCCTGCAGTTCACTGGCGCTGAGTCCATCACCTCCTCCGCCAACAAGCTCAAGCTGAACTTCAACCACCCCTGTAAGGAGCTGGTGTGGGTGGTGCAGCGCGATTCCTTCGTGTCTTGCGATGACACCGTGGTGAACAGCTGGAAGGGACAGCAGCCCTTCAACTTCTCCGACTGGTGGGACAGGTCCGTGCTGGAGTCTGGCTATTCCGTGACTCGCGTGGAGGGCATGGCCGGTAAGAACCCCGTGGTGACTGCCCTGCTGCAGCTGAACGGCCACGACCGTTTCCAGGTGCGCGAGGGACGCTATTTCAACGAGGTGCAGCCCTTCCAGCACCACACCAACATCCCCGCCACTGGTATCAACGTGTACTCCTTCGCTCTGCAGCCTGAGCAGCACCAGCCCAGCGGCACCTGCAACTTGTCTCGTATTGATAACACCACCCTGCTGCTGACTGTGTCCAACAACGCCGTGGGCACTGTCACCAGCTCCTCCGTGTATGTGTTCGCTACCAACTACAATGTGCTGAGGGTGATGAGCGGAATGGGAGGATTGGCTTACTCCAATTAAGAATCTGGGACATTATTCATCGTCACGTTCACGTCATACTACTTATTTTTTGTTGATTTTCATATGTGAGCGGGCAGTCCCGGTAACCCGGAAAAACTGAAAATAACTGAATCTGAAATAATCATTTTACTTCCCCATTTTGAATGGTAAAGTAAAATGAGACCTAAACTCACCTGTCAACTTCAGATAGAATGGAGAATCTGGCGGTATGTATACCACTAGACTCTGGCGACATAAAATACCTCAATAGATGCCTCAGATCCGTGAAGGCCCAGACCCGCCGACCCGATCAAATCGTTATATCTGCATCGCGCTGTACCGCGGCCGACGAAAGAGAAATACGCCTCATCTGTTTCGATCTGGGCCTACAAGCGCGCATACAGACTCATAGCGAAATACTTCTGGCTGGAGCAAATCGGAACAGAGCCGCAAAAGTTGCCGTCGAAAATGGCGCGACGATCCTTTTCTTTTTTGATTCCGATGATGTAATGCATCCGAGGCGTACCCAGGTCATTGCGGATCATTTTAAAGATGCTTCCCTTACTGGAGTCTTGAACAGATTTATAGGAGGTCCGAAAGAAGTCCAGGACACATCTAACATACCCTGGCGACCAATCCGTGGGCTCATTTATATGAACGCATTTCGGCTCATTGATATGAAGACTTTCAGGGGACATTTGTTACGATACGAGCTGTATAAGGATTCAAAGATAAAGGGGGTTGAAGACGTGGCGTGCGGCCCTGCCACAGTCCGCGCACGATTTTGGCTAGAGAATCCCTATAGTGAGATAATCCGAATAGGAGAAGATCAACATTTCACGAGCCAGATCGTCGTAAAAGGTGGGAACCTGGCATATATACCCGAAACCCTGAGTGTATTTATGATGGATCATATCAAAGAATACGAGCAATGCAGAGTCTGTTGCGACTTAGACTATGTTAAACAAGACGATATGCTTGTAGAAGTTCTAAGAAAACGCCTGGAAGCGGCAAAAGCAATGAAGGATCTTATAGAGTATAGAAGTGCGTTGAAGAGAAAGATGGATGAGATGGCTAAAGAATAGGCCTTTGGTCGCTTGCGCCGAGCTTCTCGTAGCTTTATAGGTAAAGGGGAAGAACAAGTCTTCCCCTGAACATAAAGCTTCGCGCCCAATCCACCCCGATTCCACGCTTCGCCCCCAATAGGATGGGCAAGGTACAATATAGGACGATCGGCAAGAATACGATCGGCGGCATTCTCTTCAAAGGAATGTTGATCGAGTTCGCATTCGATACAACCGATCTCCCAGAAGTCAAAAAACATACATGGCATTTTGCATCCGGCGCCTATCTCGCTACTTCTGTCAAGGTGGATGTATCAGGCGAGGATATCAGCGGAGTCGTCACGAAAAAGCGGGAACTCTATCTGCACACACTTCTTATGAAGCCCGGTCCCGACCAGCTAGTCCAGCACGTGAGTAAAAATGGTCTCGATAATCGCCGAGAGAATCTCCGCCTCGTCGACGCCTCCACCGCCACGGTAGGGCATGCAAAGAAGAAGCGGAATGTGGAACTCCCACTGATGTGTGGGATTAAACCTGAAGATATTCCCAAACACATCTGGTATGTCCAAGCGAACGGATATCACCGTGATCGCTTCGCCATAGAGTTCAAGACGGAAGGCATCCTATGGAAATCCACGAGCTCCAAAGAAGTCAGTCTGAAGGAGAAACTCGAACAGGCCACGGCGAGACTGAAGGAGCTCTATGAAGAATATCCCCATCTGGATCCCAAGCTAGAGGAGGAACAGATTGCGGCCCTCAAAGAATCCTTTCAGACACTCGTTTCTTCAACCACTTCCAACGGAGCGGCGTACTCCGAATAGGGCACTGCTGCCGTCGTAGGGCGATCGAGCCCCAGCAACATCTGTAGAGCCTCGTAGCGCCTATCGAGAGGTGCCCCCGCGAGGCGCCGTGAAATCTGTTTCCAACGCCATTCGAACTGGAGGGCGGCCGTGTGATCTGGGAAGCCGCGCACGTGACATACGCGCTCCCATACACGCCCGTGTGTCGCCTTTGCCCCACCCGATTGTTTACCGTTATGTTGTTTCAGACGGCGATCCAGATCCGGCGTCACCCCTATATATGTCTTTTGAGAAGCTCCATCGCAGGTTTTCAAAAGATAACATTTCCATCCGACGGTGTCCATCTGTCCTACATACCAGCAGTTGTTTATACTCTACAATAAACACACCACGATATAGATGGATTTCAAAGCCCCCTCCAACGAGTTTTTCGAGCTGGGGGATATTAGTGATTATAAGTCGGCGGATGATATATTTCCTATTGGATCCGCCACCATAGTGGCCATCAACTTTGCCGCGATTCTCACAAAGATGAATGTGATAAATAGCCAGAGCCTGAATGCCTATTTCGACACGTTCGGCTTCGAGGGTATTCTCGCCAATGTGAGCTTGATCGTCATTCTCTTTCAACTTGCTCGCTGGGGCTATACCAAGGCCTACAAGGATACGGGCCATGCATGGTCACCTTTCGTTTTCGTGTGTGCGCTTATCGGCATACAGCTCGTGTATGATCTTCTTTTCTACTACGGCGCGATCAACGTAATCCCCAACGGTAATAATGAAATGATCGACATTTTGAAGAAGTATTCAAGCGAGCATGGTTCCCGGGCTCTTGCGGGTCACGCGGCTTTTTTGATCTTCGTGAGTGTGATCGCCATGTTTTTCAAGGAGGCCAGCTTCATGTTTACCTTTTTGACGGTAACTGTAACGCTATATATGATGCCCTACGTAATAACTACATTTGGCCCTAAACCACCCGCTCCTCCACCGGTGGAAAAGAAGGAGAAAGTACCCGATATGCCTGGATGGAATAGACCCAGGTATTAAATAGCCCTATAATAGATGAACGCGGAGGGAAAGAACGAATCAGCCACCTTTGAAGATGTGGACGAAAACACTTCTGTTGGACCTGCTAACTCCCCAGAGCCAACTTCCGAGGCGACTTCTGGACCAAGTTCCGAGGCAACTTCTGGACCAAGTTCCGAGGCAACATCCGAGGCAACTTCTGGGCCAACATCCGAGCCAAGATCCGAGCCAACAAATATTAGCTCACTTGCATCTGCTAACTCTAACAGCAATAGTTCTAAGAGCAATAGCACTAAGTCGAATACCCCTGTTCTGCCAAACAAGAAGGGATTGAGTGTTGCTGCAAAGACGGCCCTTGGTGATCGTAAGGCTATATTCGAAGGTGACTTGAGGCAAGCGTATATAAATGCCTTTGGCGATGATCCAAAGGCACCCAAGCCCAAGTTTCTAGAAGCAACAGCACTTGTAAAGATTCGTAGGGAACAGGGCGAAAATGCCTACAAGGCAAAGATCAAAGAGTATGTTGAGAGGAACCAGGGAATACAGGCAGCAAAGCCTGCAAAGGGAACCCGTAAGAAGGTGACTATGGCCACAGAATCCACGAACGTAACTGCTACGAACGCGGCGGCCACTACTGCAGGCCCTATAAACCGGGGCAACTCTCGCCAAAAGCTGATTCAATCTGTTCGCACCATGGCCGATTCCGCAAAGGATCTCATTGACAATCTTGTTTCCACCACTATGTCTCTTGCTAAGACGAATACTGGTGATATGACATCTATTGCGACAAAGGCCGTCAATGCCATGAATGGAACTGCCAAGCATCGCAAGACCCGTTCCAACAAGGGAAAGACCCACAAGAGGTCAGCTATCAAAATGAACAACAGCGTGATGTAAAATTTGTCGTTGAGTATGCCTTCCCCAAGGTACAAACCCAAATGTCAGCCTTCTTGAACATAGTAAAACCATCTGAACCCTGTGGCACCATGCCCCAGAAGCTCGCGATGGATGTCAAATTCGCTCTCGACCCCTTCCAGCAACACGCCGTAGCCGCCATCAGCCGCGATGAGAATGTGCTCGTAACTGCAAAGACCGGATCAGGCAAGACTTTCGTAGGAGAATACCAGATCGCCCACAGTCTAGCGAAAGGCGGTCGCGTCTTCTACACGACCCCTATCAAGTCGCTCTCGAATCAGAAGTTTGACGACCTCAAGCGGATGTTCCCCAGTGTCGGTATCATGACGGGAGATCTCAAATACAAGCCCGATGCCGACGTAGTGATCATGACGACGGAGATCCTCCGCAATCTCCTCTTCAAGCACGACTCGGCCACCCGGGATCTCGGGATCACTGCCGCGCTGAGTCTTGACCGTCTCGACGCCGTAGTGTTTGATGAATGCCATTATATCAACGACCGGGATCGTGGGGCCGTTTGGGAGGAGACCATGATCCTGCTCCCACGCAGCGTAAACCTGGTTCTCCTCTCCGCCACGATCGAGTCTCCTGAAATCTTCGCGGCCTGGTTGGGGGAACTGAAGCAGAAGCCGATCCATCTCATTTCCACACAATACCGGATTGTCCCACTTCTCCACGGAGTCTACCAGGGTGACCAGCTCGTCCCAATCATGGATGCAAAGGACCGCTTCGAGGCCCAGAACTACAAGGGGTGGCTCGGCTGGCGGAAGGGGGAGGCAAAGGCGGTGGACGACCACAAGGCCCGCGTGGCGGATCGGCGCCGGGGAGGATACGAGGATGCCCCCGTAGCCAGAACGGGCGGGATCAAATCCTACAAACACCAAATGAATGAACTCATTGGCCGCCTCCAAGAACAAACTCTCCTGCCGGCCCTCTTCTTCGTCTTCTCTCGAAAGGACTGTGAACGCTTCGCCGCCACTTCCGAACACACTCTCCTGGATTCCTCCGACGCCGCCTCTGTTCGCCACATCCTGGATTTCCATCTCCACCGCTACGGGGACAACCTCCTCCGCATGCCCCAGTACAATACCCTCCGGCCTCTTCTGGAGCGCGGGATCGCCTTTCACCACAGCGGCCTTCTCCCCGTTCTCAAAGAGATCGTGGAGATCCTCTTCGGCAAGGGATTTGTGAAACTCCTCTTCGCCACGGAGACATTCGCGGTCGGCATCAACATGCCTACAAAGACGGTGGTCTTCACCGGCTATAGGAAGTATGACGAGGCCACGGGGGGTCAGCGCATGCTGAATACGGACGAATACATCCAGATGGCGGGCAGGGCAGGGCGGCGTGGAAAGGATGACAAGGGGCTCGTCCTGTACATGCCCGACAGGAATCCGGAAGATCTGGAGGATGTCCGGCGGATGATGACGGGTGCACGCTCGACCTTCCAGTCCCGTATGACCTTCCACTACGACTTCCTTCTGAAGACGCTCCAGTCGGGGAATCTGGACTGGATCAAGCTCCTCCATCAGTCCTATTGGTATCGGAGGCACCAGGCGTTTGTTAGCGGGATTCGGGCGGATCTCGAGAAGGAGGAGAGGATCCTGAAGGCGATTGCGCTGACACCGGGGGAAGTGGCGGGAATGGAGGAACGGGATCAGTTGGCGGTGAAGCTGAAGGGGGCCGTGAATGCAGCGAAGCGGGAAGCCCAGAAGGCGTGGGGGGCGTGGGAGAACTCGCATATGGGTCCGAGATGGGCCACGCTGGTGAAAGAGATCTGGCCCGGCTTCTGCGCCACTCGGAGGAACATTGCCGAGTTGAGCAGGAACTTGGCCGCGGCAGAAGATCCTACGGCGGCAGTGTGGCCGAGTCTCCATTCCTTGGCGGCGATGGGATTCTTAGAGGAGCCCGTGACCGACCTCCGACTCACTCCTCTCGGTATCATGGCGACGGAAATCAACGAGGGACATGCCATTCTCATGAGCCAAATGTATGAGCGGGGCTTGCTGAAGGATCTTAGCGCGGAGATGATTCTCGCCGTGCTAACAGCCTTTATGGAGGAAAAAGGTGTGGGTGGCCCCCCAGATGTGCCGCCCGAGATCACCAAGGTTCTCGGACAGATCCAACAGATCGCAAAAGAGAATGAACGTCTCGAGTCGAAGCGGCCTCCTCGCGACTCCTATTGGCAGCTGAGTACGTCATGGGTGGAGCCGGTGTGGCTCTGGCTACAGGGGGCAACACTTCAGGAGATATGTAGGGATTATGACTGCTACGAAGGGAACTTCATGCGGCTTCTGTCGAAAGTGGCGAATCTCTTGGAGGAGCTGCGATCGATCGCGACGCTCTCCAAGGATACGGAGATGCTGGAAAAACTCCGGGGCATCGAGACAAAGGTAATGCGTGACCTGAGTGTCTGCGATTCGCTCTATCTACGCCTGTGAGCCCGTCTCAAGAACACATTTGTCTCCCGCAGGATGTAAGTTTACACCGAGGCGCCCCTTTGGCCCGACCTTACAGAGTGATAAACAGTCTTCTGGACCCTTAAACTCGCCTGTCTCTTTTCCTTCCGCATTATTGTTCGCGTCGCTCGTTTTTCTACGCCCTACCCAATCTTCATAATAATGACGCCTTTCTGTGAGAATGGGTCTAGGGCACCCTGCGATATAACTCGCACGAGCCCACCAGAAGTTGTACCAAATAAATCCTGAATCTGAGGCCGAATGCCCAGCCTTATTTACTGCAGGGTCTGATGCGAATCGTGCCACAATATCCTTCCAGGGCTTTATCACGATATTTGTGAGATCTGTATTTTCTGGAGTTTTCACATTATCTTTTGATCCATTACTCATCCCTTTTGAGTGAAAATAGAGGATCACACTATTCTTTCGTTCTGCTTCGGGTATGTCGTTCGCGATATCCCATACGACATTTAGGGCGGCATATTCAAACGTGTTTCCTCTCTCTTTATGTACAACCAGATTGGGTATAATATTCTTCGCATTTTTCGTAGCCTTTCCAAGCCTGAGAGCAGACGCATTATTGAAATTACTCCTCTTTGGAGAGTTATAGACTACGTGGACCTCTTTTGCTGCAGCCGCGAGTCCTATATCTTTGAGTTCCTGAAGTTGCAGAGTTACGAGATCCTTCGCACGAGAAGCATTCCAGTTTTTATCTCCAACATCGAGATAGGCGAAATAGACGACATAAATGGTTGGTGTGGCCCCACCGCCTCGTAGAGTTTGGCGGCGACCCTTTTTGGTAACTTTTCTTGTGAGAAGTTTGCCTCCCATATCTATATAGATGGGAGATCAAGAAACAGAAGGAACCTTCGGGTGGTCTTCAGAAATCGACCAACTTCTTGCAGCATGGTGCGACAATGCAAAATGTTATGAGTGGATGCACACGGAAGCCTTTTCTCTTTTTGATAGACGTTCGAAACAGTTCATGATCACGGTGAACTGTTTGACCGCAGTGGCGGGGGCATCGAATATGATCGCGGGCGGGATCAGTCTCGATGGCTTCCAACTCGCCTGGGTGTTCGGAGGAATCAGCATTGCCGCGTCGACGTTGAACATCCTACAGGATAAACTGGGCTACCAAGCTTCTAGTCAACTTCATAGAAAACTGGCGAGCGACTGGGCCACTGTGAGGAGCAAGATAGAGGAAGTGATAACCATACCCTATTCGGGCAGAAAAGATTGTAAGACGTTTCTCAAGTATGTGAAGGCCGATATAAATAAGGCGACGACAGATGGGAGCTCATTGATTCCTAAACGGATTCGGGAGGAATGCTATGAAAAATTCCGGTTGATTCCGGAATTTCACATTCCAGATATCTGTGGACAAATGGAACATACGCGGATTTTTCAAGTCAAATGTCGAGAGGATTCGTTCGAGAAACTGGCCCCTCTATTGCCGTGAAGAAGTAATGTAAGATAGATGCCGTTGCAACAATCATCAGCCCTATGACGGAGATCACGAGAAAGCAGAGATAGAGGAGGATCGGTTGGAAATTCAGATTAATACCAATGAGGGCAAGGATCAATAAGAAGAGAAGGGTGGCCAGGCTCCATAGGATCCATCGCCGCTCTTCCTTGATTGCGTCGTGTGTTCTCTGTATCATTTTAGGTGATGGGATTAGGTACAGTTGGTTCCAATTTTACAACGAGCCTCCTCTTCCAGTTACGCTTCGTGGCATCAGAGAAGTACTTCACCCTGAGAGCTGTACCAGGCTCGAAGCCGGCCGTATCGGCTTTCACGAGACGACCCCAAGCTGGTACCCAGATGCGCCCCGTTTCCGCCACAGTAGCCTCTAAAGGAATGGAAGGACCCAGGAGAGCGCGCAAGAAAGTGAGATCACGTTCGTATCTCTTTATGGCCTTGGAACGGATATTCAGATGATCGGGTCGGATGGGGATCTGGTGTCCCAGGAGTACCATCTGATTCACGCAATCTGACCAACGCCTGATAGGGGAACTGGCGTGGCAATAGACTTCTTGCCCGAGACCCCAATGTCTCGTATCGGACTCGGTCGCGGAACAATACTCCCCTGCAGCCATTGCGAGCGTGGCTGCAGGCAGACCCAGAAGTTCGTACGCCTCGTAGCGATCGTGTTTGCCCGCATGGCGTCTGAGAATGCCGAGACCTTTCTGGCGCAGGAGTTTCGCCGCCTCGCGATTGTAGAGGAGCATGAGTTGTTCGATCCATTCGTGGGAGTCAGTGATGCTACGACCTGCAATGCCGCTACAGATTTCTTCCAGTTCGCCCGCAAACATTGATTTCGTCACTGAATGATATGTGAAACTCTGAGTTACACGTATCATTTCAAGAGCCCATTCGGGGTTCTCCATTCTCTTCTCGAGCTTGTTCCATGTAAATCGTAGAGTGAGAGCGCGGCGGGGTTGGCCTGGGAGAAGAGAGAAGGTACCCTCAGACAGTTCTGTAGGAAACATGGGCTTCACGGCCACACCATCTCTATAGAGTGTTTGACCGAACTGTTCGGCGCGTAAGAGTTCGGGATTCGCTACCAGCCAGGAGGCGACATCGGCAATGTGGATGCTGACCTGGGTCGTATCGCCATTTGGATGTAGAGTGATGGCGTCGTCTATGTCCTTACAACCAGGTGGATCTACATGGAACGTGACGCCTACTGCTTGTTCTTCAAGGGGAGGTGGTTCAACGAGGGTGAGCTTCTTCCAACGGAGGGGGCTAGCGTGAATCGCGAGAGCTTCTTCTTCTGTTGCCAAGTTTCCAGCAAGCCCTATGATTTGCTGGAGGTTACCACGAGGACAGGCCTCTTTCCAGTGGTCGAAATCGATGATGGCCAGAACATTCTGGGAGGTGTCTTTGTGGGCGGAACCGACGTAGAAGGGAGGATATGACTCCGAGAAGGGGGTGAAGAGATAGATGGGGTGATTCTTGGCTGTCATACCGTAGCGGTACTTGCTGTTTAGTTCGAGAGTGCCGACAATACTCCTATGGGGCGCTCTCTTCAGAATCTCTGCGACGTGCCCATCTTCTATGCGAACTTCGTCGCCTGGAAGAGCTTTCGAGGCGTTAAGAGCTCCTTCGAACTCGAAGTCTCCCACGGAAAAGTGTTTATAGTCCTTTGTTTGCAGCATTGTGCTTTGGGGTGTGGGGAAGGCTGGATCCAATTTTCATGAGGGCCTATCGACCTGTAGACCCAAACCCCCCACCCCCTCTCACAGTCTCAGGCAATGACTCCAACTTCTTGACTTCCCTGATATAACCCATATCAGGCGCAAGAATCTGGAAATGGCGCTCGCCCGCCTTGAATCCTGCTGCACCCTCCTTCACAGCAATAACAGGCGCCTTCAGAGTTCCCCTATAGCTACGATCAATAACACCCATCGAGTTCCCCAGGATGTGTCCCGTCTTATAGATAGATGAGCGTGGTGCCAGCCAATAATGAACTGTGGTCCCAGTACCATCACATGTCAGCATTGCCTTTGTGCCAAGATCAAGAAGATGAAATTCACCCACGGCTCCACTCCAGTCCTCCGCCGTAAAGAGATCCACGCCTGCATTCTCATTATCGCGCCAGCCTTCAACAATAGGACTATCCGTTACAACCCACAGCGTGTAAGTATTCATATAATTTGTTAAATATTTTAAGGGGGGTTGGAAAACCCCAGCTAAAGAGTTTGTAATGAATCCACCCAGATGGCCGATTCGATTGTCCTGCCCGTTAGCCTCGGTGAGTCGCGTAGCAACATACCATTGGCTAACGGA